CACATCTATATCTCTTGGGAGTTGAACCCTATGGTGATGATATACTAGGTCGTTCTGGCCAGTGGACTAAGCATGGTAGAATAAGATGACCAATTGGCTACATGTTCCCCTAAGTTATAATCCCAATCTACCTAGACTACTACAGTTAAGCACAGATTATATACTAGATCGTCATCACGATGGAGTATGGATAAGATCCAATAGCAGCCTACATGTTAAGGCCATATTATTAGGACTGACCATAACAGCCAGCCTACCAGAACACCAAGCACGAACACAATGGCAGAGATATAATGAGACTGAATAAAAATCAAATATTAGATCGCATGTTGAAAAGACCGCAACAACCACCCAAAGAAGAGCCTAATTTTAGAGGTGCTCTCAGTGAAGCAGACTATAATCAAGCAGCCTGGGTAGAAGTTGGTTTGGCTAGACATCCCCTAGTCTATGGTCGCATAACCATATACGATACAATCTGTAGTCGTTAAGCCACATACTAAAATGAAATATTCACTATTACTTGCCCTCCTACTCGCAGCCTGTGGTGATACTGGGTGCCGCATTGAGGAATCAACCACTCGTGTAGTTCGAAATGGTGAGACTTATTATGAACGCTGTTGGCGTGAGGTTTGCCCCAACAGTCCCACAATTCAACTTCGTTGCCAACGAACATAATCTAAATAATATTGATATTTGCTACAGGAGAAACAAATGAAATATCAAATCATACAAGGGGACAACCGCGAAGTCCTCAAGCAATACCCCGACAATCACTTTGATTCAATCATAACCGATCCACCTTATGGTATTGGATTTTTAGGTAAAGATTGGGATAGTAAAAAAGCAACAGAAACAACTACAAAACTCACAGCCCTACATAATCTACCCAGTGGAATGAAAATGACCTCACTGGCAGATGATTTAGAATTCCAATATTGGCTACGAGATTTATGGATTGAATGTTATAGAGTATTGAAACCTGGCGGACACATATTGGCATTTTCCGCAGCCAGAACCTATCATCATATGGCAATGAGCCTACAGACAGCAGGCTTTGAGATCCGTGATCAGATTATGTGGATCTACAGCAGTGGATTCCCTAAGAGTCAGGATGTTGGTAAAAGTATTGATCGTCAAAGCGGCCGGTCTGCTCACAAAGCAGATTTGGCAGAAGTAAAAGCCATATTAAAACAATTATACAAGGCCAGTGGCAAAAGCAATACACAAATAGACCGTGAGTGTGGATTCAATGCCGGCGGATACCTAAAGACGGACTTCAAAGACCGAGGTTGGGCCAACAATTTACCTCGAGACGATAAGTGGTTAAAACTTAAATCAGTGCTGGGTTGTGGAGATGACTATGATGATTATTTTATCACTACTCCGCAGATCAAAGTAGGTGAAAAAGAAGCAGGGTGCTTTGACCAAGAGTTTGAAAACTATACTATTGGTGCTCGTAGCAAAATGGTAGATATCACAGCAAGTCAAACCGATGCTGGACAACAATGGCAAGGTTGGGGCACAGCCTTAAAGCCCGCCCACGAACCAATCTGTATGGCACGCAAGCCCAGCAAATTGAGCACGGCCAAAAATGTTCAACAATGGGGAGTTGGTGCGTTGAATATTGATGCCACTCGTATTCCTATAGAAGGCAAAGATACTCGCAGTGGAGGCAGTAATGGACACAGCAGACTTACATTTGGTGAAGGCACGACTTCTAATAAAGATAGCCATATTGGCTACGAAGTAAATGAGCAAGGCCGTTTCCCCTCAAATGTCCTCGGTGAAATACCAGACTATCAAAAGTATTTCTACTGCCCCAAAGTGAGCAGACGAGAGAGACACGCAGGTTTTGATCTTAAAAAAGTTCCCACTATTGAACATAACGATCCAGAGACCATACACTTACATCCATTATGGACTCCTGCCATTGGTAAAAATGTCTATAGATTGAAAGAAGCAATTGAAAAACATAATAACGAAGTTCCGCCAACCAACCCAAATGGTATTTTAGATAATAAAGATGAGAATGGAAATCAAGTTCTACATATTGACCAACATAGAACAGGTAAGATTCCTGGCAACAACCACCCCACCGTAAAACCAGTTGAACTTATGAAGTATCTAATCAAACTAGTGACTCCACCTGGTGGACGAGTGTTAGATCCTTTTAACGGTTCGGGCTCAACAGGTATGGCAGCAGTAGAACTTGGCCACGAATATGTGGGTATAGAATTAGACACTAACTATGTGGAGATTAGTAAGAAGCGTATTAGTGCTTGGTTCAAACAGACAGATCCACTTCGTGCCAGTGGCCTATTTGATTAAATTATAGCCCCTTTTGATAGGGGCTTTTTTTTGGTTAATTTAGCCTTTGACTTTGTGAAGAAATGCTAATATAATCTTATTACTGCGGTGAGAAGCAGTAATTTTATAAAAGGAAATAAAAATGATTTACAAATTAAGTTATAGTGTAGCATTTGATTCTAATAACACACACGAAGTATTAGCAGGCAATGAAATTGAATTAGCACACGCCATATTAGATATGGAAAGAGATGTCGGTAAAGTTTGCTTTGATGTTCAGATTGAATCAATTGAAATGCCTGATAATTTTCAAAAAATGGATGAAAAAGAATGTTTGAGAAAAATTCAACATTGGGCTAAAATACTTGAAAAAGATCTAAATCGTAAGTAATTGGACAGGGCAGGCAACTGCCCTACTTATACTATGAAAAAAGAATATTATGAATACCAATATTCAGTAGAGTATTGGGATCACAAATTAGATGTTAATATCACTAAACACACAGATAGTTTGGCCCGTGCTATTAGAATGTTTCATACAAGAATACAACGACATCCTCAATATAGGATTGATATCATTGAGAATGAACGAGTTATAGCCTCATATGAAAATGCCGCTATTAAGTATTATGGTATATTGAAACAACCTGATTGGCAAAAATATTTGAGCAATTTTCCTATGTCTAGTTATTGACTTTCTCTCACCGCAGTCATATAATACAAACATAGAAAGCAGGGCCCCTTAATTGCACGAGCAGTTAGGGGGCTTTTTTATCTCTTTATCAAGGGGTTATTAGACCAGTCCATTAAATAGAATTATGGACAAAACACCAGATACCCCCACCTCCAAGCGCAAGGAACCAAAAACAGGCACCCTCACTATTGAAGGACGCATAGTTGGTCGTGACAAGAAAGTCATACCACCTAATGAAGTTTTCAAACTGGCACAGATTGGCTGTAAGAATCAAGAGATAGCAGATTGGTTTGGCCTTGATGAAAACACCTTGACCTATAACTTTAGCGTAGAACTCATAAAAGGTCGTGAGCACCTAAAGCAGAGCCTACGCCGTGCTCAAATCAGTCTGGCACTCAGCGGTAATGCTGTCATGTTGATCTGGCTGGGCAAGAACATATTGGGGCAGCAGGAAAATCCCATAAACACTGAAGCCAACCAACCTCTTCCTTGGCGTGATGAATGACTTATCAACTATACCAACAAGACTGCTTGGAGTGGATGGCTAATCAACCTGATCATTGTATTGACATTGTAGTGTCAAGTCCTCCCTATAATAGGGGAATAAAGTATAATACCTATAAAGATCAAAAACGGGATTATCTGGCTTGGCAAGGTCAAGTATGGCAAGAAGTATGTCGCATACTACGGCCCACAGGACATCTATTTCTCAATATTGCTGGCAATCACAAAAATCCTTTCCTTGCCTTTGAAGTTGCCCAAACAGTGCCTTGGCGTGTTCAGAATAATATAGTGTGGGCCAAATCCATTGAATTTAAAGGACATATTTACGGTCGCTCAACGGTCAATATCAATAGCCAATATGTTCTCCCTCACGGACACGAAACCGTTTGGCATTTCACGCATAAAGGTCAAACACCTATAAGTTTAACCCAAAGTGCTGTGGCCTATAGACCAGAATTCGCAGAAGATAACTTTCGAAGAACAGGAAGAAAGACAAGACCAACAACGACCTGTTGGCATATACCCTATGAAACCACTGGTTATATGGGCAAAGATGCCGCCGCACTTAAAGGCACCAAAGGACATCCCGCTATATTTCCAAGAGATTTAGTTCGTCATTGTCTAAATGTTGCCGGAGCACAACCTGGCGATATTGTCTATGATCCTTTTGCGGGAACTGGGACAACATTGGCAGT